ATAAATGCGAAGCCCCAAAAAGCCCCATTAGTGTCATTTTTTATATTCTTGTTTACTATTTAAATAAAAAAATCCGTATTTTTGACAAAATCAGAATCAACAACCCAATAAAACCAACATTAAACATGAATTCTAAAAACATTTTTTTTGCCATCAAATTTTATGGAACAATTGGAAGTATTTATATTTTTCAGTTTTCATTTATGGTTGCATTCATTCTTGAAGTGATTGAATACAATAAAACAGGGCGTGGAATTGAATTGATTTGTGGATTTTTGTGTCTTTTCATGTCCATGAAATCATTTAAAATGAAGATTTCATATAAAGAAAGTTTTGTAAAAGCTGTTGAATCATCAATTAATAAATTAAATAATTCTGGATTCAACAGAAATGAACGAAGAATTTTTGAAAGAAAATTAATCAAGATGAAATCACAAAATAAAACCATCTAAAAATGTCAACAATAATGAAAAAAGGTGCATTTGCCAAGATGATTGGCGTTGTTGCATCGTATGTTGATACATATGTGAAACGTGGGCGCATTGTTGTGCTTGCTAATGATCACACACTGGTTGATATAACTGATCCAACTAATGCTGCGTTTGCAAAATGGGTGCGTGAAAACAAAAAAACAAAATCTGAAGTTCCTATTGAAAAAACAAAATCTGAAATTCCAAAAATAAATATTGAAAGAAAAATATCTGAACCGGTAACATCTGAAGCTGAAAAAACAGTCAACAAGATAATGATCCGCAAAAATGAAGCTGATTTAGAAAAGAAGCTGGTTGATATTGAAGAAAAAAAGCTGAAGAATTCAAAATTAAGAGGTGAAACCATACCTACAAAGATGGTAAAGGACTTGATTTCACAGCTTTCAAAGTCAATGATTTCATCATATAAGGATGCAGCGCAATTATTGCTGGTTGAATTTTCACATAGAAAAAAATTAAGTGCATCAGAAGAATCAGAAATGAATGGTGAATTGATTAAAATCATTAATATATCACATGATAGGGCAATTTCTGAAACAAAAAAACAGTTAGAAGTTATCATCTCAACTGTATCTGATCAGGTTGCACAAGAAATTGATTCAGAATAACACCCAAAGTATTCAACAGAATGACATGAAAAAAAATACTGACATCATAAAATTGAATAATGATTATTTAAATGTTTTTAGTGATATACTTGAAAACGCCAGGATAAAAATATCAAATATAAAACCTTCAGATTGGGTTGAAGAAAATAGATATATGACACCAGATGTTTCGCCAATACCAGGAATGTTTTCTTATAAAAATTCACCATACACAAAGGAAATAATTGATTGTTTATCACCTGATAATCCAGCAAGGACCATTGCAGTGATGAAGGGCGCACAAATTGGGTTTTCAGTTGGTGTAATTGAAGGTGGAATTGGTTGGATTATATCACAGAATCCAGGGAACATTTTGTTTTTGGTAGGTCACGAAGAATTAGTCAAGGATGCTGGAAACAAAGTGGATCGAATGATTGATAATTCAGGCATCAGATCAATGATAAAATCAACATCAATGCGTGCCAGGAATACAAAGTCAGGTGATACAGATTCAATGAAAGAATTTCCATCAGGATATTTGAAGCTAGGAATTGCAAATCACAAATCATTAAGAAATATTTCCATGCAGTATGGGTTCATTGATGATTTTGAATCAATGAAATCTGACACCAAACAATCAGGGTCCACAAAAGAAATGATTGAACAGCGTTTTTCAGCATATGCAAAAAAAATGAAACTGTTTTATATTTCAACACCTGAACTTGAGGAAACGTCCAACATTGAACCAGTTTATTTATTAGGGGACCAAAGAAAATACCACATACCATGCCCATGTTGTAATGAGTTTATTATTATTGATTGGGTTGTAAAATCTGAATTAAATGAAAATGAAAATGCTGGTATGTCATGGCAACTGGATGAATCAAATCAATTAATTGAAGATTCAGTTGGTTTTATTTGCTATAAATGCGGAAATTTCTTTGATGATAGTGACAAAACATCATTAATCAGAAAAGGAAAATGGATTCCAACAGCAAAACCATCACAACCAAATTACAGAAGTTATCATATTTCTTCATTATATGCACCAACATATATGTTTTCGTGGACACATTATGTTAGAAAATACCTTGAAGCAAATCCAATTGGAGGGAAAAGGGATGAGGAAAAGTGGAAAACGTTTCAGAATCTTGTGCTTGGTTATACGTATAAACGAACAGGTGAATCAGCAAAAGCATCACAGCTTCAGGAAAATATCAGGCCATATGAAATTGGAACTATTCCTGAAAAACTTTCAATTGCTGATGGCAATGGTAAAATTGTAATGATCACACTTGGAAGTGATATGAATGGCCTTGAAGATGATGCAAGGCTTGATTATGAAATTGTGGCTTATAGTGAATCTGGCGCATCCTATTCAATTAGACATGGATCGATTGGAACATTCTTCAATAAAGATTCAGGAATAAGGGACCGTGAAAAATTCACATACAAACATGGATCACCAAAAAGCGTATGGAATGAATTCAAGAACATATTGGAAACTGAATTTGTAACTGATACAGGACGAAGGATGATGATATTCATGTCTGGACTCGATTGCGGTTATCAAAAAAACCATGCATTTCAATTCTTGGATTCAACCAGCATTCCAATTGTTGGATTAAAAGGTAAAGGAGAAAACAAATATCAGAATCTTGAAATTGACAAAAGAACATTTAAAAAATCACTTGAAAGATCAAAGGATTTATATATGGTTGAAACAAACTATACCAAAGATGTTTTATCAACGTATATGGGGTTAATTTGGGATCCAAATTGGCAGGAATCACAGCCAGCAAACTTTATGAATTTTCCAACACCATCAGGTGGTTTATATTTATTGAAAAATTACTTTGCACATTTTGAAGCTGAAGAAAAAAGAATTGATAAACTAGGTAATTTCATTTGGGAAAAGAAATCACCAAACCACCAAAATCACTTATTTGACTGTCGATTATATGCAAATGTTGTAAAAGATATTTTCCTTGAAAACATATTTCAGGAACTGAAAATCAAGAACGGAACTTGGAAGGATTATGTTGATATTGTTGTTCGTAAAAAATAAAAAACCACCCATGGAAGTGGATGGTTTTTTTTACTTACAGAAATCACAGAAACCACATCAGATGATTAAGGCTTCAAATATAAAATTTAATTTTGTTATATGCAAACAAGTGTTCTATTTTGAAAATATTTTATTTTATCACCAGGTTTTGCACTATTATATTCTTCAATAAATTCTTGAATTTGATTTTCATTCCATCTGATTGAAGCAGCTGCATTTCTAAATTTATTTTCAATGTTAATTCTAATCATTGAATAATGGTACATCAACCAATTGTCACCCATAACAAAAACATGTGTTGATGTGTTTACCTTAACAGATGGATCAACAAGTACTGGATATTTTACAGATGATGAAATGCTGGTTAATGGGTACATCTTATGTATGAATGGCATATAATATGATTCAATTGGTTCTAGAATCCAATTTTTATATTTGTAATACGTGCGCATTCTGGACACAATCAAATCAAATTCGCCTGTATTGATTATTTTTTTTCCTTCCAGGATCATTTCAGGTGAATAGAAATGATCAGCAGCAGCCATAATGAAGTGTGTTGAACCTTCTGATTTTGCATATTGAATCATTATATCGTGTTTTACGCGTTCATTTTCCTTGGTTGATAGGTTTAAATTTGGTGTAAATTCGTGAACTTCAAATTTTAATTGCTGTTTTATGTTGTGATCAATCAACCTTCCATCAATTAAATGATGATTTCCTTTATTTGATATGGTTTGAATGAAAACTGATATTTGATCAACATAATGTTTATGATGTTCAATTGAATCAAGCAACATGTCTGTATCATCACCAGTCCAGAACGTGTACAGTAAGTGTAATTTCATGATTTAAATTATTAATTAAAAATATATTTAAATGTATTTTAATGTATTTGTTTTTTATTTAAAAACCAACAAAATCAACACTTTAGCTTTGCAGGGTTTCCGTAAACAATTTTATTTTCATCAACATTTTTGACAACAACAGATCCTAAGCCAATAAGTGAATTTTCACCAATAGAAACTCTATTTCTAACAGTAACACCCAGTTTTATTTTGGATTTTTTGCCAATGATAGCATATCCACCAATGATTGTTCCTGTACATATCTCACAACCATCACCAATAAATACATCATGTCCAATGTGTGAATGTGCCATTATTATATTATCATTTCCAATCAATGTGATTTTGTTTTTATCAAAAGGACGTTGGATTGAAACGAATTCAGAAATCACATTATTATTTCCAATCTGAACATGGCCTTTGAAATCCTTTTGTGACACACCACGCATCTCACCATTAGATCCAATGACACAATATGCACCAATTGTATTTCCTGTTCCAAGAACAACGTTTGGATGAATTATGGCTGTTTTATGAATATCATTTCCATCAATATTTATCCAATCATGGTTGTATAAATCGTTCATTTTTTAGTTATTTGATTAATTATAAATTCAACCCACTGATCATTTGTCATATATGGATTTGAAAAACCTTTTTTGCTTCCATTGATAACTTCTGGATGTAATCCTGAAATGTCTTTCAAGATACGTTTATTTTTTAAATATTCATCTGGAAGTGATAATGCAAAATCAACAAGATCATTATCCAATAATGGGTATCTTGTTTCCATTGTGTGAAATCCAGCAATTGCATCTTCAATGTTCAGAACACCATTTAAGAATTTCAAATCATAGTCAAAATGTGAAACATCATATTTTGGACCATCATTTAATGTTCTTTTGATTACTTCATTTATTGGTTTATTAATTCTATGTGGATAACCACCAAAAAATTCATCACCACCAGCACCCGAATAAATAACAGTACAAAATTTTGAAGCAAATTCAGTCAATGCAAAATTTGTGTAACTTGATCCAACTTTTGGATCTTGAATGCATCCAATTAATTTATGTGAATATTCATTGAACATTTCCTTATTACAAATCAATGAATAATGTTTACCAGTTGAATTTAATTTGATGTTTTCAATTTCTGAATACTTTGAATCAACGTAATCCATTGAAAAACTATATTCAGGTTTCATGAATTTTGCAATTATTCCAGAATCAATTCCACCAGACAAGAAAACACAATCATTTAATTCTGTTTTGTTCCTGGAACATGATTGAATAAATAATATTGTTAAACGAACCTTTGCTTCATTGTAGGTAATGTTTATTTTTTCAGGAATAACAAGTGCCAATTTTCTTGTTCTGGTGATTCCTTTATAAATTGAATTTGGATTCATTACACCAAGATCATACTTGAATTGGTCTGCTTTTATTTGATCAATTTCAATTTCAGGACATGCAGCAAGAATTGATTTTATTTCTGAAGCAATAAATATCTTGTTTTCTTTTCTGTATTCATACAATTTTTTTATTCCAAATTTATCAGTGAATGTTGTCCATTCAAATCCATTGAAATATAATACAGCAAAAAAACCGTTCAATTCATTTAGTTTTTTTCCTTTGAATTTATCCAGGAACTTTGCCAATAGTTCTGTATCACATTTTGATTCTAATTTTATGTTGTAATGTTCAGCTAGTTCATCATAATTTGAAATGAATCCATTCATCCATACTGTATAATTATTTGAAGTGAATGGTTGCATTTTGGCTGTTGAATCAGTTATTGGAAGCCAATTGAAATGCACAAATGAATTTGCAATTTTTGTTACACCTTGAAAAACACCACGTTTTGATGAATTATCAATCATTGATTGAATATCCTTAAGCGATCCATTAATGACTGCATTTATTCCACACATGTAATTTGTTTTAGGGTTTTTTCAGCGTTGGAATCTTTGATATATGATGTATTTTCCCACAATGCAAACGGTGTCATGTTTGTGTTTGATTTAATGTCAAATGCATACAGGTTAAATTGCTTTAATGAAAAAATAAATGATGTATGTGGCGTTGTTCTCAACTTATCCTGCATTGAATTATCAAGAATCTTTGAATGTTTTATTTGCCACGGTTGCCACTTCCATTCATTCATTAATCTTGCAGAAATTAACCTACCAGCACCACATGTGTGTCCAATTCTTCGTGAATCAGTATAACCGCCCCAATATGACATTTTCTTTGATATGGTATCATAAAAATACCAATCCAAAACAGCAACATAATCAACTTGTAGGTTTATTTGCTTGGTATAAACACAAAGAAGTTCATTTGTTATAAGATCATCAGAACCAACACAAAGAACATAATCACATGATAGTTGATTTGCAACAATTGTTGTGGCGTTCATTTTTGTTGCAAGTGGATCATTGTCAATTTCAATATAAATGAATCCATGTTTTTCAACCATCTGTTTTGATTTCGTGCCTTCAGAACCTGAAACAATCACAATTATTTCCAAATCAGGATGCTTCAATTTCTTGGTTGCAATAGCAAACATTTCAAAAATTTCAGGACGTTTCCAACATGCGGTGACAATTGCCAATCTTTTTTTCCATTTTGGAAGATTATTTAAAGATGAATTATTTATTACAATGGTTTGTTCTATTTCATCTTCAATGATTAATTCTACTGAATCTGATTCAGCAATAAATCCATTTAGAATTAAAGATGGAATGTTTGCACGTAGAAAAAATGTTTCTGGATATATTTCACCACGCTTCAAGATTTTACCACCTCTTGAACTAACTGTTTCGTGTTTTATGATGTATGATTTCATTTTAAAACGGTTGTATAAAAATTAAATGATTCTTGGTCCATGTGTTTTTTTAGAAATAACAATTCAGAATCATCATTCACATATCTATGAAGGTAATCAATGTGATTTCGTCCACCACACAATCCAACACCGTGTTTGATTCCAATTGAAATTATTTCTTCAGGTTTAAAAAGTATTCCTTTTAAAGTTTTCCATAAATGTAAATCTGTATATGGTTCATGATCCACGCACCATGTAAAATCTAAATCAGCTTTTAGAAGTGTATTCATTGCTGATGCACGTCTTGAATGATTCATCATCAGGTGTGCATTTATTCCAATATGATAATAAATTGTGTAATTGGTCCCCAATATATCAGGTTTACCAGATTCAATCCATTTATTCACCATTATTTCAATGTAGGTTGGTGAATAGTAATCATCATTTTCAATTAATAGAATACAATCAAAATTTTTGTTTCTGAAAAATTCATATCCTATTCTGTAACGTTGTGTAATATCCACATTATGATTCAATGGTTCGTAACCCACAACATGAATGACTGCCTTCATTGTTTGGTTTTCCATCATTCTTTTACAGTTGTTCAAGAATTTTGGGCGGTCATTTCTATCTGGTATTAAAATTCCTATTTTCATAAAAACAAAAATATAAAAAATTCCGTAATTAAAAAGAAATATGTGAATATCATATATTTTTGCTTCAAATAAAATTCAAATAGATATGGCTAGTGATGCAGTAGGACAAGAAAGAATTTCACAAGTAGTTGGTTATAAAATTACAAAAGGAAATTTTAACGAAAACACACCTAATCTTCCGCAAAGGGTGGTGATTATTGGTGAAGCCAATGATGCAAATCAAGCTGGCTTGGTTCTTGAAGAAACTGAAATATTATCGGCACAACAAGCTGGTCAATTATATGGTTTTGGTTCACCGTTATATCTTGCAATGCGAATTTTACGCCCTTTAAATGGTGGCGGTTTGGGTGGAATTCCAACATTTGTTATTCCTCAAGAAGCTGCGGTTGGTGCTGTTGCAAAAGTTCTTGAATTAACACCAACAGGTGTTGCAACAGGAAACGGAACGCACACTGTTATTTTGAATGGTAGATCTGGACTTGATTCTGTATTCTACAATTTCAGCATTATATCTGGTGATACAACAGCAGATATTACAGCTAAAATCGGAAACGCAATAAACAATGTTCTTGGTGCGCCTGTTACAGCATCAGCAACAGATTATGAAGTTACATTAACTTCAAAATGGAAGGGTTTAACATCAAATGATTTAAATATTTCTATTGAAACAAACGGAAATGATCTTGGAATTACATACACAACAAATGTAAATGCTGCTGGTTCTGGAACACCAACAATTCCTTCTGATTTACTTGGTTCTGAATGGACAACAATTGTTTTAAATACATACGGAACTGTTACAGCGGTTATGAATTCACTTGAATCAATCAATGGTATTCCTGATCCAACAAATCCAACTGGAAGATTTGCAGCATTAGTGATGAAACCATTTATTGCATTAACTGGAAGTGTTTCAGCTGATCCATCAGCAATAACAGATGCACGTCTTGATGATGTAACAATTGCGTTATGTCCAGCGTTTGGATCAACTGGTTTTCCTTTTGAGGCTGCTGCAAATATGTGTTCATTGTTTGCACGTCAAGCAAATGACAATCCACATTTGGATGTGTCTGGTATGTCATATCCTGATATGCCTGTTCCAACATCACTTGGGACTTCTGGAACATATGATTTTAGAGATTCAATTGTAAAAAAAGGATGTTCAACTGTTGATTTGGTTGCTGGTAAATTCAAAGTAATGGATTTTGTCACAACGTATCATCCAATTGGTGAAACACCACCACAATTCAGATATTGCCGTTCATTGTCAATTGATTTCAATGTTCGTTTTGGATATTACCTATTGGAACAAATAAATGTTGTTGATCATGCAATTGCTGGTAATAGCGACATTACATTTGCTTCAAAAGTTGTTAAGCCTAATCAATGGAAATCAATCTTATTTGGTTATGCTGATAATCTTGCAGGGCGCTCATTAATTGCTGATACTGCATTCATGAAGGAATCAATTGTTGTTAATTTATCAACTGTGAATCCTGATAGATTTGAAACATTATTTAAATATAAAAGATCAGGTTTCATTAGAATTGCATCAACAACTGCTGAAGCTGGTTTCAATTTCGGTTCAAATTAATTTTAAAACAACAATAAAAAATAATTATGGCTAGTCACGGTGATATTATAGAAATAAGATTTAACCATCCATCAGTTGGATCAGGTGTTTTTTATCCAAAATCAAATGAAGGAAACAAATTTGATCCAGGAGGAATAAGAAACAATGATGATGCAAATGGGATTACTGCCGCTGGTTCTATTATGTATCAAAAGAACCGTGTTATTGGTTCAATTGAAGCTATGATTGAAAATGACAATCAAGTAAGATTGGATGCTGAAAAGGTTGCGGAACTTCAAAAAGAAAGTTTAGAAGCTGTTTGGACTGTTACCATGATAAACGGAACTGTTTGGAAGGGAACAGGCGCACCAGTTGGTGATGTTTCTGTTGATGTAAACGCTGGAACATTTACTTTGAAGATTGTTTCAGGTGGCTTTGAAAAAATAGCATAAAACGCACCATAATACACAACAACGTATTATAACACACCACAACAAAACCAAATAATAAACCAAATAAACCAAAACAAAATGGGATCAGTAAGCAAGGAAATTGCAATTCAGGACATCACAAGATGGTTGGATGCTAAAAAAGTACGTGACACAAAGAAAATTGAATTTAAACAGCACATTGATTCATTGATTTCAGCTGTTGAAGATGGTTTGATTTCTGTGAATGAAGATGGGACAATTACACAAGATTTATTGTGGCCAATTGGTGAAAAGGAAATTTCAGAATTGAAATACAAAATGCGTTTGAATTATGAAATGGTTAAACCATATCTAAAAAACATTCAAGCTGATAATGGAAGTGAACGTTTAATTGCGTATGCATGTGCATTAACTGGTGAATCAATTGGAATATTGAATAAACTTGATTCTGAAGATAGTGTCATAATGCAATCAATAGCGGTTTTTTTTCTCTAGATATTGATATTGATGTAATGGTTAAAACGGTGGTAAGATATCACCATTGGACACCAGAAACAATTTTAAATCTGTATCTTGATGATGCAGATTTTTTTGGTTTGGAATATTGGCACAATGACGTTGTTGCGGTGCTTAATGAATTAGAACAAAACTAAAATAACATTCAAAAAATGAAGTTTGTAATTCCTTCAATATTTACTGCTGTTGATAAATTCACTGGACCATTGTCAAAAATGTCTGGTAGTGCTTCGCAATTTGCAAGTAAACTTGATAGGGACTTCAGAAAGGCAGGACAAACAGCATTTTCAATTGGAAAAAGTGCAGGAATGGTCGGATTGGCTATTGCAGCACCATTAGGATTGGCGGTTAAACAAGCTGTTGATTTTGAAGATGCAATGTCTGATGTTGGAAAAACCACTGGATTAAGCGGAAAAAAACTTGAAGATCTCGGAAGCTCCATTTTATCAATTTCAGGAAAAACAAGAACTTCAATTGATGATCTTGTGAAGATTGGTGAAATTGGTGGACAACTTGGTATTGCTTCAAAAGACATGGTTTCATTCATTGCATCAGCTGATAAATTCAATATTGCATTGGGTGCTGATTTTGCTGGTGGTGTTGAAGAAGCCGTATCATCTGTTGGAAAAATAAAAGCATTATTTGGTGATACTAGAAATTTAAATATTTCTGATGCTATCATGAAAACAGGATCAGCAATCAATGAACTTGGTGCTGTTGGTGCTGGAACATCAGCAAACATAACTGATTTTACATTAAGATTAGGTGCGCTTCCAGATGCATTGAAACCATCCATTTCAAATACATTAGCATTAGGAACGTTCCTGGAAGAATTAGGAATAAACGCCCAAATTGGTTCGGGTGGTATGACAAATTTTCTTTTAGTTGCAGGTCAAAACATTGGTGGATTTGCAGCACAAATGAAGATTTCATCTGTTCAAGCAAAAGCATTATTAAAACAAGATCCAACAGAATTTGCAAAGAAGTTTGCAACAACGTTCAAAGGAATGGCCCCTGAATTAATGGCAAAGAAACTTCAGGATTTAAAACTTGGATCACAAGAAACAATCAAAGTAATTGGTGCACTTGGATCATCAACTGAAAGATTAACAAAACTACAAAAAGTTGCAGCAGGATCATTTGGAAAAGGGACAAGTTTGCAAACTGAAGCCGCAAAGAAAAATGAAACAATGGCTGCTAAAATGGCTATTTTAAGAAACAATGTAAAATCATTATCCATAACAATGGGTAATGCATTGTTGCCTGTGATTAATTCTGTTGTTGAATCTGTTATGCCATTTGTAAAAAGCATTGCTGATTGGATTGGTAGAAACAAATCATTATCAGCAACAATAATCAAAGTTGTTGCAGGGGTTGGAGTATTAGCACTTGGAATTTCAGGTGTTGCATTTGCTGTTGGAATATATCAAAAAGCTGTTGTCATTGCACAAGCTGTTCAATGGGCATGGAATGCGGCAATGGCAGCAAATCCAATTGGACTTCTTGTGCTTGGAATTACAGCGGCTGTTGGTGCTGTTTATTTGCTTACAAAAGCATTCAGCGCAATGAGTACAGCAGAATCAATTGGAAATGAAGTAAGGGAGCGTGCATTGGATAAAACTATTGATCAACGTGTTGAAATAGTTCAATTATTTGGTGCATTAAGAAATGCAAAAGCTGGAACAGATGCATACAATGAAACGTTAAAGAAAATTGATGCAATTCAACCAGGTATAACAAACAAATATAATCTTCAGGCTGGTGCATTAAGAAACATAAATGCAGCCGAAAAGGAATTAACAGCCAGCATCATGAAACGTGCTGAAGCTGAAGTTCGTGCAGAAATGCTGAAAGAATCCATCAAGGAAAAAATGCGTTTGCAACAGGAAGGACCAGGATGGGTAAATCAATTATTAGGAAGTGGAATTGCTGGTGGCGCACAATTTTTGCAATCACGTGACATTGCAGAACAGCAACAAAGAATTAATGTTTTAAGCACTGGTGTTGCAAAGGACCAAATGCAAGCTGCCAATCCTGAAAAGGCAAAACAGAATGGAATCATAAACAGATCTGAATCTGTTGAAAAACAAAAGATACAATTTGAATTCTTAGGAATGCCAGATTGGATGCAACCAACAGTTAGAAGTTCAGCAAAAGCATTGCCAAAATTATCAACAACATCATAATGGATTTATTAGTAATTGAAACAGGAAATGGCGGTGATATTGTTCTAAATGGAAATGATTTGGTGACAATAAATGGTTTTGAAAATATGCCATATATTGGAATGTTTGGTGGTAACGTTGAACAATCCACAACCCAGAACCAAACTATCATTGCAGGCGAACAACAGTTTGATTGGTGGGGCAATTCGTTGTTGATGTTTAATAATCCAATCATTCAATATAATTCAACACTTGAAAGAATTTTAAAAACTATTTCAATCACATCATCAGCACGTGAAACAATAAAGCGTGCTGTCATGGAAGATTTAAGATTTTTTCAATCAATTGGAAGATTAACTGTTGATGTTTCAATAACTGGAATTGATAGAATACATATTTTAATCCGTATTCAACAACCAAATAATGTGACATTAAATGAATTTTTATATATTTGGAATTCAACAAACGAAGAATTATCAATGCCTGAAATTCAAGGAATTGAAAACGGAAATGGTGTTGCATTAAATGACATTATAAATTTTGAACTATAATGGCTAGAGTAACATTTGAAGATAAAGAATCAACTAGATCATCTAGTTTGCCAGCAAAGAATCAAATCAATGCTGTTGATATAAATGAAATCAAAACATCTATCAATACATTATATGATGATGTTGATGGACTTAATACTGATGTTGATGCAATTCTTGGTTACGCAATGTCTGTTCAAGCTGAATTGGATAATAAGGTAAATAAAAATGCAACAATAACACCAGGAACAAAAACAAAATTCGTTTATGATTCAAAAGGTTTAATTCTTGCTGGATATGATGCAACGCTTGCTGATTTTAATGGTGATTCAACACACAGGGTTGTAACAGATGCGCAAATTTCAGCATGGAATGCATTAGTTGGTGGATCTGTTTTTCAAACAGTATGGAATGCAAACACCAATATACCTACATTATCAAGTAGTGTTGGAACAAAAGGATTTTATTATATTATTGATACTATTGGATCAACAAATTTAAATGGAATTACTGATTGGAAAATTGGTGATTGGGCTATATTTGACGGCACTGTTTGGCGTAAAGTTGACAATACAGATGCAGTTTCTTCAGTTAATGGATTGTCTGGTGCTGTTAATTTAGACACGTCCAATGTTCCAGATACGTTAAACAAAAGATATGTTTCAGATGCTGATGTTATTGTTCTAGGAAATACAAGTGGAACAAATAGTGGTGATAATGCAACAAATACACAATACAGTGGACTTGCAGCAAGCAAAGAAAACACATCAAATAAATCAACATCAACTAGTGATTTTGCAAGTAATACAAAATTTCCAGTTTGGAATGCAATTGTTTCATATTTTTCAGATGTTCAGATAAGATCAATTCTTGGAATTAGCACATTGTCTGGATTAAACACTGGTGATGAAACAGCAGCTTCAATTGGTGTTATTGTTAATGGATCAAGTGCTGCAACACCAAATAATTCAGATTTAGTTGCAACAGTTGAAAGTTCTGTTGTAAAGAAAATCACATGGACAAATGTTAAAGCGTTTTTAAAAACATATTTTGATACTTTATATCAAACAATCATGGTTTCAGGTGTTGATATTAAAACGCTTGATGGTGTTTCATTATTGGGCGCTGGAAACATTAGTACAGGAACTTTAATTTCAGGACAAACAACAATCACTTTTGGTACAATAAACACTGTTGCAGTTGGTACAATAGCAAGTTTATTAATAACAAATTCAAATATTAAATCAATTTCTTTCATACCTTTTGAGACAGCAGAAACAAGTCTGGATGATTTTATTCTGAATGATATTTCAATTAATTTGCAAAATATCATTGATAATGTTAGTTTTGATATTCAATTAAAGACACCAACTGATGCTGTTGGTAATTATACAGTAAATTATTATATTCAAATTTTATAAATATGTCAACACAGATCAAGGATGCACAAGGTAATATTATTGACACCTTAAATAAAATAGGCGGTGAAACAATAACTGATGCGAGAGCAAACACAGTTGTTTTGGGTGCTTTAAATGCTGAAACAACAATTGATCTTGATGGGCAAACAATGGCTAATTTTGATGTTCGTGGAACGTTGTCATTGACATTAACACCGTCATATTCAGTTGATGGATCAAATTATATTGATTTACCTGTTTTTAATAGAGCAATAGAAGCATTCGCATTGAATGTTACAGTAATTGGAACATATCAATTTGAAATTCCTATTGGAGCAAAGAAAATCAGAATTAGATGTACAGCATATACATCAGGAAGTGCAACGGTTGCTTTAACTGCAAATATGGGCGCACAGTTGGTTTATACAAAAGATATTCCATTGACATCACATGTTACTGCAACAGGTGTTTCAGGTGCAGCGGTCACATTAACTTTGCCATCTGTAACAGGGTTAAGACACTACATAAGAAATATAAAAATCGAAAAATTTGCAGTTGCATTATTGGTGGCTGGTGCTACTCCTGTTATTGGGACAACAACAAATCTTGCTGGTTCTCGTGCTTATTCTTTTGATGCATCAGCACAATTAGCTGGTGTTATAATAAAAGAACGCGAAACATTTGATGGTTCACCATTAATGTCAGTAGCCGTTACAACTGCAACAACAATTGTTCTTCCAGCAACAACAAATGTTATCTGGAGGGTTTCATGTGATTATTATCTTGGATTATAATGGCTAGAGTAACATTTGAAAATAAAGAATCAACTAGATCATCTAGTTTGCCAGCTAAAAATCAAGTTAAAGATGCTGATTTAAATGAAATGAAAGCATCCATCAATGCATTGTATGATGAAATTGAACAGGATGACATTGACATTACTGGAAAAGAAGATAAGATAAACAAGGATGCAACAGGGGGTTATGTTGGTTTAACGCTGTTTAAAATAAATTTCAAGAACGCATTAAATACCATTACAAGTTTTTTTACTAACTCCAACACAGTTGCAAGGACGTACACTTTTCAAGATAGAAATGGAACAATTGCTGATGATACTGATTTGGCAGCAAAAGAAAATTCTTTACCAACTATGGCTGGTCAATCTTTAAAAGTTCTTCGAGTAAATGCATTAGAAACAGCTAAGGAATGGCACACAATTGAAAGTGGCTTAACAATAGGCACAACTCCAATAACTTCAGGTACAACAAAGCGTGTATTATTTCAAGATGGCTCTGTTGTTTCTCAAAGTGCTAATTTCGTATTTGATGCTTCTAATCAGTTAGTAATCGGAGGGCATACGGGAGGTTCTAGAATTGACGTAAAAGCAGGAGGAGCTTTGAGTACTGATTTAGGCTTTAGAGTTAGGAATAGTGCTGATACCGCTAATATATTAATGGTAAATGGAGTCGGTCAAGTTTGGTCGAATGGTAAAGGGGCACAAACACAAAATACGGGTTTCGGGCAATTATCTTTGAACAGTTGTACTACGGGAAACAATAACACTGCATACGGTTACAATGCACTTGCAACGGTCACAACTGGCACAGCAAATACAGCGATAGGATGTGCAGCATTACAACTTACAACGGGAGCAGAAAATACAGCTGTGGGATTTGCAGCTGGTCAACTAAATGCTGGAGGCTATTATAATACTTACTTGGGCGTTTCGGCTGGGCAATATGGAAGTACTGCTAGTGGTTGTACTTTTATAGGTTATGCAGCTGGTCAAAGTTCAAATGCCCAATACGGTGTATTTATAGGTTATACAGCAAGTATAACTGGTGGAAACGGAACGGTAGCAATAGGATATCTTGCAGGAGCAGGAACGGGGGCTCATAATCTTTCATTAGGGCAACAGTCAGGTTCAGGAATGACAACTGGTAGTTTTAACACGCATTTAGGATATAGAAGTGTAGCTAGTGGTATTACTACGGGCAATTATAATAATTTATTAGGCTCTGACATAGTTGTTGGTGCTGTTTCTAATACGGCAGTACTTGCCGATAATCAGGGCAATATTGCAATACGAAAAGATGCTAATCACTTTGTCGGAGTAGGTTACTCAGGAACTGCAACATTAGGAGCAAAACTAGACGTGAAAGCACAAGGTGCATTAGTTACTAATTTAGCTCTAAGAGTTAGAAACTCGGCAGATACGGATAATCTATTTGTAGTAAAAGGTAACGGAGTATTAAATGCTGCAAATCTACCGACGTCCGCAACGGGACTTGTAACGGGAGATATATGGAATAATTTAGGAATTTTAACAATAGTATAAAAAACAATGGGATTAATTATTAAATCAACAGAAACAAAAAAAATCCAAAGTCAGGGGTACGATGGACAAATAACAGAAATTGAAAGTGTGTACGCACGTTTAGAATTTGCTTGTAGACCGAATGGAACAACTATCGAGAGTGCATTTCCTTATATCTTTTTGAGTAAAGAAGCATTTAAATTGAACGCACCAACTATTCCAACGGATATTCCAACAAGTGCAAGTGGTGAAGTATTAGAACAATCTATGGTTACGGCTCACGAGGTTGCAAGAGATATGCTAGTGAAAGAAGGTTACGAAGTTATAATTGATTTGGTTTAATAACCGAATAACCTAAATATGAAATAAATGACAACAATTCCAACGCTTCAACAGCTTTATTCAAATGTTCTTGCTGATCTTGAATCTGAATTCAATGTTACTATTCCAGTAATAGGCAAATCATTTTTGCGTGGTTTGGCTGCTGTTCAGGCTGCTAAATTATGGTTGTCATATAAAGCGCTTGGAAATGTTCAGAAAAACACATTTGCTGATACTGCTGATTCTGAATCTTTGGGTGGTACACTTGAACGTTGGGGGCGTGTTAAACTTGGAAGAAATCCATTTCCAGCAATTTCAGGACAATATACAATTCTTGTTTCAGGAACAACAGGTGCTATTATTCCAGCACAAAGAACATTCAAATCTGATGACAGTTCTTTGAATCCTGGCAAATTGTTTGTGCTTGATGCTGATTTTACACTTGATGGAATCAATCTTATTGTTGTAAGGGCGCTTGAATCTGGTATTGATTCAAAACTTTCAATTTCGGACACATTAACATTAACAGCACCAATTGCATTGGTTGATCAAGTGGCTACTGTTACAGAAGAAACGATTCAACCACAAGCGCCAGAAGATTTGGAAGAATACCGACAAAAGATACTTGAATCATTCAGGCTTGAAGCACAGGGTGGTGCTGGTGCTGATTATCGTTTGTGGTCCGGTGAAGTTCAAGGTGTGAATCAATCATATCCATATGCAGTAAGTGGATTCTATGGTGAAGTAAATTTATACATTGAAGCAACACTTGCTGATTCATCTGATGGATTTGGAACACCAACACAACTATTGCTTGATGCTGTTCAAGAAAACATTGAAGTTCCAACAGTTGATTTGCCAGCAAGAAAACCACTTGGAACAAAAGTAAATTATCTTGCAGTCACACCACTTGAAATCACAATCAACATTTCTTCATTTGTAGGTTCAACACCAACCATTGAATCCACAATTGAAAATGCAATTATTGCAGCGCTCGAACTGATTAGGCCATTTGTTGATTCAATAGATGTTTTATCTGAAAAAAATGATATTTTTGATGTGAACAATATCATCAGTATTATTTTAGCAGCACAACCAGGTTCTATTTTTGGTGCTGTTACATTAACAGTTGATGGAAATGTTGTTAATACATTTACTTTTTTAAATGGAAATATTCCTTATCTTGGCTCAATTACTTACATTTAATGGGTTTAACTGCTAATAAATTAAAGGCATTAACAAAACAGCTTTATCCAACAGGACGTGTTTTTAAAATGCAAGAAGGATCAATATTTGATCGTTTGCATGATGCGTTGATACGTTCTGAAGAAAGATGTTTTGATGATATTGTTTCAACACTTGATTCAACACTTGCTGATAATGACAATTTTACGGTTGAAGATGCTTTAATTTGGGAAAATAGGCTTGGATTAATATCAAATGATTTAGTTCCTTTGGTTGATAGGAAACTGGCAATTATTAGAAAACTGAATCATCCTGGTTTAATTCATGCAAGGCAAAATTATTCATACTTGCAACAACAATTGCAATTGGCTGGTTTTGATGTTTATGTTTATGAAAATTTGTCGTTGGTTTCAATTGAATCAATACTTGCATTAAATGATTTAGCAATAAACGTTGGACAAAACAATATTGGTTCGTTCAATATTGGTGATACATACAGTATTTATGATGAATATTTTACGCAATTCAATGTTGGTTCATTCAATATTGGAAGTGCAAATGTGAATCAACAGGTGTTTAATAACAAAGTTGTGAATAGAATTAATTCTGATTTTGATTTATTATTCAATATTGGTTCAAGTTTACGTTCAACATTTTTCATTGGTGGAAATCCACTTGGATCATTTGCAAGTGTTGATCAGAATAGAGAAGATGAATTCAGGCAATTAATACTAAAAATAAAACCAGTTCAAACGGTTGGTTATTTACTAATAAATTATATTTAAAATGAAATTATTACAAGACAAATTAAGGGTTGCAGCACCAACAGCAGAATTTCCATATGGTGACATAATTGATGAAACGGGCGTTAATGATGGAACGGCTGCAAATAGATTATTTTTTTCTGATGGAATGCAGTTTTTCGAAAAGCTGATGGATGAAGCTGGAATTGTTCCAAATGGTGTTGCTGATAATGAATATGATGGATGGCAATTATTCCAAGCGTTTCAATCTGCAACCACAAAGAAATACACCAAAGAAATCACCACAGCATTTGATGGTGATGTTATTTCAATCACATGTGCTGAAATTGAAGCTGCATTTCAAGATGTAAACCCATTTTATGTTGGTGGAATTGGAACAGGAACTGCAACAAATTCATTTGCTGATTTTCATATTCAAATTAGATTCTTGGTAACTGGTGTTTGGTATGATTTACCAGTAACAAGTGGAACAGGTGGTGCAAATATTGAAACAAACAATACAACTGGGGACATTCAAATAACGTTTGATTTAGCTCCAATTGCACCTTCATTGTGTAGAATAGTTTTAATTGGTTAATTTTTATTTGTATTTATTAAAAATAAATACATATATTTGTGTAAACAATTAAAAATTTATATCATGAAAAAGTTATTATTATCATTATTAATCGTATTGCCATTATTTATTTCCTGCAAAAAAGAAGTTTATAAACCAGAAATTTATGTTCTTGAAAAAACTTCTTATTTTGATTCTGAAATAATTAAAATTGAAAGTGAATCATTTGATGGTTCAAGTAATGAATTCACAACTGAAGTTTGGTTTTACTTGGAATCAAAGTGGAATTTAATGGAATTAACACACTCGGTTGGTGGGGCAAATGTATCAACATTAGGAGGTGATGTGTTTGTTGTTATCAATATGCCACCATCAGAAAACGCAATACCAATAAAAATTATTCTAAAAAAATAATGCAATTAAATGTCAATGCTGATAATGTGATTATTTTCACAAACAAGCTAGAGAAAATGCACCGTTCTGCATTTCCTGTTGCTGTTCGTGGTGCATTAAATTCAACAGCATTTGACGTTAAAAAAAGAACAATTGCAAAATATGCCAATGAATCATTTACACAAAGGCAAAAGAATTTCTTCAAAGCAAATTCACGTGTTGAAATGGCACGTGGATTTGATGTTGATTCAATGGAAGCATCTGTTGGATTCATCCCTTTGAAGGGGACAAACAAGGCTGTTGATGATCTTGAACAACAAGAACATGGTGGAACAATACATGGAAGATCATTTATTGCAATGAACGCTGCCAGAACTTCAAATTCACCAAATAAAACAGTTAGAAGAAATGCACGTATTTCACAAATAAACAATATTACAAAACAAAGAAACGCAAAAGGTAAAACCAGCAAACAAAGATTCATTCAATCAGTTATTCAAGCTGGAAAAGGTGGACATGTTTTATCTGAAAATAATATTTTATTTAGGGTTGATTCAGAACGCAATTCTGTTGGGCGTTGGAAAATGACACCATTATATTCATTTAAAAAGAAACGTTCTGTAAAAGTTAATGCAACGCATTTCATGGAACGTGCATCAACTAATTCAGCAAAACACATTGATAGATTCTTCAAGATTGAAGCAATAAAACAATTTAGAAAATACACATAAATAATGGCTTGGATAGATCAGATTGATAACGGTATTGCAATTAAAACTGGTGATGGTAAAATTTATTATCCTGAATATTTTTTAACATCATTTGATGAAGATTTCAATATTGCAGAATTTAATTTTCCAAACATCAAAGGAACTTTAGTTGATAGGCGTGAACCTATTGGAAGAAAATATTCACTTGAAATTTTATTTCAGGGAACTGATCATTTAGATACTGCTGAAGAATTCAGAATTTCAACACATAATAAAAAATATTGGGAGGTTGCACACCCAATGTATGGAACAATATTTTGCCATCCAGCAACATTGAAGTATGATTCAACAGGCTTGAATACTACAAGAATAACCGGTGCAATGATTGAAACAATCATAACTGATGCACCAAGAACAACAATTGATCCTGTTGAAAAAACAAAAATTGATGTTGAAAATGTGAACCAAACATACACACCTAAATTTGAAGGTACAAGTATGTTTCCAAAGCATACTAAACAAATGACTGCTTCAGCAGAAAAGGTTTATTCAAAAGGATCTGAAAGTATAAAATCAGGTGATGAATCAAATAATTATTTCAATTTATTCAATAAAGCAAATTCAGCAATAGCAAAAGCCACAAATTATCCAGCAACAGCAATTGAAATAATGAAATCATTGATGATGTATCCATCATTATTTTCAGAATCAGTTCAATTCAGAATCAAGTTATTTGTTTCTCAAATCACATCGCTTCAGGCGCAAATCACAACGCTAACTGATAAGCAGTCTAAAATGATTTTTGAGAATGATTTAACAACTTTAATGCTCGGTTTGGTTCAATCATCTGTTACACCATTAAATTCAACTGATTATTCAAGTATGAATGATGTATTGGCCATTATTTCACAAATCACAACAACATACAATAGCATTATTGAAAGTTTGGATTCAATCCAATCATCCAATGGTGCTGAACCTGATTCATACATTAGTGATTATGAAAACATCACTGGAATTGATTCTGTTGTAAATTATGCTGTTTCACAATTGATGTTGATTGCACTTAATTCATCACAAGAACGCACATATATTTGCGATACTGATACAAATGTTTTAGTTTTGACACACCGTTTTTATGGAATATCAGAAGATCAGTCAACAGTTGATACATTAATCAGCAACAATAACATTGGATTGAATGAAATTTTACAGATTAAAAAAGGGCGTTCAATTAAATATTATGTATGATCCTAAAAATAAATGATAGAATACAAAACAGAACGGTTGATTTTTTCAATAGTTTTAGTTTAAACCTAGTTCATGATGCCATTGGTAGTTCATTTGGTTTTTCATTTTATTTTGATCCATACAATAAAGAACACAAAGAACTTGCATGTGTTTCACACTTCCATGAAGTGACATTGGAACATAACGGTGAATTATTGCTTACTGGCATTTTATTGATGCAAGGATTCAAACATTCATCAGTAAAAGAATTATGTTCATTTAGTGGGTATTCATTGCCGGGTGTTCTTGAAGATTGTGAAATTCCAACATCTTTATATCCATTGCAATCTGATAATTTGACATTAAAAGAAATTGCAGAAAAACTGATCAAGCCATTTGGATTGAAAATGGAAATTGATTCATCTGTTTTAGATAGGATGAACAAAAAATTTGACACATCAAATGCAAGTGAAACATCCACAATCAAATCATATTTAACAGAACTTGCAACACAAAAGAAAATTGTTATTTCACACAATGAAAAAGGTGAATTATTATTCACTGAATCAAAAACCAAAATAACGCCATTAATAAATTTTGATGGAAGGATTGGGAATGCAAATGGTGAAACAATACCAGCAACATCAATTGAAATGTCATTTGATGGACAAGGAATGCATTCACATATTACTTTGCAAAAACAAGCATCACAAGATGGTGGAAATGCTGGTGAAGCTGATATAAGGAATCCATATGTTATTGGATCTGTATTCAGGCCAACAGTAAAAACACAATCATCTGGTGATGATATTGACACAAGTCTTGCATGCAGACAAGAATTATCAAGGGAGTTAAAAGGATTGAAATTGACAATTACACTTGATAGATGGGAAGTTGGTGGAAAAATAATAAAACCAAACAACATTATCACAATAATAGATCCTGAAGTTTACATTTACAAAAAAACAGACTTCTTCATTGAATCAGTTACATTTGATGGTGATGAAAAAAAGAACACATGCACGTTGAATTGTGTATTACCAGAAGTTTATTCACAGCAAGTTCCTGTTTCAATTTTTTCAGGAATAAACCTACATTAACACATGAATTTAGTCACCATCATATCATCATCCTTTGATTCCTTCAATCGTTTGAAGGTGAAATTCCTTAGAATGGGAAAATCAGATGTGCGTGAATGTTTAGAAGTGTCACCATATGGAATTGATTCAAATCCAATCAAAGACATGATTGCATTGTATGGTCCAACTGGTGAAAATGGAAAAGACACAATTATTGGATATTTAAATAAAAACAGAATTGCTGAACCTGGTGAAAGTAGAATTTTTTCAACTGATGCTGAAGGTGTGTTGCAAACATATATCTTGTTAAAAAATGCTGATGGAATAATGGAAATTGGTGGAAATACTGATTTTATGGTTCGTTATTCTGAATTAGCAAGTGCATTTAATGAACTTAAATCAGATCATAACTCATTAGTAACTGCATTCAATGCACACATGCATCCAACAGCTGGTTCTGGACCACCATCACCACCAACACCAATTCCATCATCTATTCCAGCAACACCATCAAGTGCTGATATTTCAGGTGCTAAAATAGAAGAAATCAAAACATTATAATATATTTGCATTATGGCTGAAGTAATTTTCATTAAATTAACAAATTCAAATCTAATTTCATCAACAAAGATTGAAGAACGCATCATTGCAATTGATGAAATAATTGATGCATTATTAACAACGGCATTAACAACTGTTAATCAAGGCAATATTGCAGAATATGAACTTGATACAGGACAAACACGCAACAGGGTTAAATACAATTCTAGTGAGTCTGTAATGTCTGCAATTAACATGTATGAAAATTTAAGACAAAGATATGTCAATAAAATTTCACCAAGAATGGTGCGTTTAATGGATCAAAAAAACTTTAGAAGATAATGAACATAATTCAAAAAGGATTGCTTTTTTTAAGCAACATCACGGATGCAGAATTAATTGATAATTCACCACTTTACAAATCAAAGATTGAAGAAATTGAATCTAAAGCTGATGAATTTGAAAACAAATTTGATGAAGTTGTTCAAAAAATATCAGCAAATAGAAGTGGCGGTTCGTGGGGGCAATCATATTCTGTTTCATTTAATGGTGAAAAAAACATTGGTGAAATTGGTCCCATCATAAATTATCAACTTGATCACTTAAGATTAGCACAACGATCTTGGCAATCATTCCTTGAAAATGATATTTCAAAAACTGTATTAAAAAAATTCACACTTTGGATCATTGACAAGGGTTTGAAATTACAAGCAAATCCACTTCAGGTTGTATTGAAATCTGAAGGAATAAACATCAATGTTGAATCATTTAATGAAATTGCTGAAGCAAGATGGCTTGTGTGGTCCAAATCAAAAAATTCATCATACAGTAAAAACACTAATTTAAATGAATTAGCAAAAGAAGCATTCAAGCATGCTAAAATTGGCGGTGATGTTTTGGTGTTGCTTCGTTATGATGTTGAATCAAAATCTGTAACAGTTCAGTTAATTGATACATGCCATTTATTGTCACCATTAGTTGGTGATACAATTAGTGATGGAAATAAAATTGTTGATGGCGTTGAAATTGACAAGAATACAGGTGAACATATTGCATTCCATGTTAGAAAAAAAGGAACGTTTGAAACAGAACGCATTCCTGCAATGAGTGAAACACTAGGAATCAAAACTGCATTCTTGGTATATGGTGATAAATACAGAATGGACAACCAACGTGGAACACCAATCATTGCAACATCACTTGAAACACTTAAAAAAATTGAACGTTACAAAGAAGCAGCGGTTGGATCAGCTGAAGAACGACAAAAAGTTGTTTTTCAAATTGTTCATGATATAGGTTCGTCAGGTGAATCACCACTTGTTGATCAATTAGCACGTGCATTTGATCTTGATTCAAACGGTTCAAGCATTCCAGTTGACGCAACCGGACAACAAATGGCAAATACTGTTGCCACAACAACAGGAAAACAAACATACAACATGCCACAAGGATCTGAATTAAAATCTTTGGAATCAAGAAATGAAATGTTTTTTAGTGAATTTTACAGCACTAATGCAAACATTATTTGTGCTGCAATAGGAATTCCACCAAATGTTGCGTTTTCGCTTTACAATGATTCATTCAGTGCATCAAGAGCGGCAACAAAAGATTGGGAACATACAATTGAAGTTGAAAGAGATTATTTTAATTCACAATTCTACGTTCCAATTTATGCGTTTTGGTTGTTTATTGAAGTTTACAATAATAAAATTTCAGCACCTGGATATTTAGATGCCTGGTATAAAAAGAACTGGATGGTAAATGAATCATATAATAATGCACGCTTTACTGGTCCAATGTTCCCACATATAGATCCATTAAAAGAAGTTAATGCAGAACGTGCCAAATTGGGTGCATTGGCAGTCAATATTCCTTTAACTACGGTTGAACAATCAACTGAAGTTTTGAATGGTGGTGATTCTGATAGTAATGCATTGCAGTTTTCTGAAGAATTAAAAACAGCTGAACAATTAGGTTTGAAGGTAGTTCCAGTTGTGGTTCCTGGTTCAACAGTTTAAATTATTTTGTGTAAATTGTTTTTGACATATGAAGCAACTGTTTCACCTTCCTTCCATGCCTTGTTTTCTAGCTTAGAAATAATTGATTGATCGACATCTAATAATGAAATGTTTTTATTCTGAAGTTTAGGTTTTCCATTTTCTGAAATTGTCCTTAAATGTTTTTTCAAGAAAACACACAATACCATTCCATTTTCTTTTGCAAGGGTTTTCAATGAATCCTTCAGGTTTGCGTCAATGTTTGTGATTCTTATTTCTTGACCTGCATGATGGTTTTTTGTTGCCATTTATCTTTTTTCTTCAAATTTATAAAAAATTCCGTAATATGAAAAGGGTTTTATTTTAAAATATAATTTTGCTTCATATGAAAGAAATTTTATTATACGGTCCAATCTGGTCTGAATCATCATCAATCTTCATTAACGCTGTTAATGAATTAGAAGGTGATAATTTAACTGTTCGTATAAATAGCGGTGGCGGTGAACCAACTTATGGATGGGGAATGGTTGCTAAATTTGCTGAATTTTCAGGAACAAAAAAAGTAAAAGTTGATGGTTCTGCATATTCAATGGCAGCGTTTTTCTGTTGTTATGCTGAAGATATTGAATGTTTAGATGTATCACAATTCTTGATTCACCGTGCTGCAATGTCGCAATGGTATGAACAAGAATACATGAGTGATTCAGAGCGTGACAATTTAATAAACATTAATGTATCACTTGAAAAGGCATTCAGAAGCAAAATTGATGTTGCTAAATTTGAGCAAATAAAAGGTGTGAAAGTTAAAGACATTTTTTCTATGGAAAATAGAATTGATGTGTTTTTAACTGCAAGTGAAGCAAAGCAAATTGGATTAATTTCTAAAATCACAACAATCACACCAAAGAAAAAAACTGAAATAAATGCATCAATGAATCTTATTGCTGCATCTTATGGTTTTGACATCATGTCAATGAATAAACCAGCAATTGATTCTGCTGAAGAAAAAAAGGAATCCATAAAAAGCAATTCTAAAACCCAAATAAAAATGACAATTGAACAATTAAAAGCTGATCATCCTGAACTTTTTGTTCAAGTCACTGCATCAGCAATTAAAGAAGAAAAGGACCGTGTTGGTGCTTGGATGAAATTCATTGGTGCTGATGCTGATGCTGTTGTAAAAGGTATTGAATCAGGTGAAAACCTTGGACAAACTGCAATGGCTGATTTTACAGTTAAGATGATCACTAATGCTGGAACGGTTGAAAAAATCGGTGCTGAAGGTGCAGCAGTAGTAATTGAAACAAAAAAACCAGAAGGTGTTGAAAAAACGGCTGCTGAATTGTTTCAAGACAAAGTAAATGCTAGTTTAAACCCTGAAATTAAATAATTATGTCAACAGGAACGAATGTTTTAGCGACTGCAAATCAGTCAATAACAAATTATGATTCATCAAAAATTTTCCTTTGGGAAAATGAATTTATCAATGCTACTGTTGAAGCTGGTCAATATGATGATATATTACCAGGAACTTTAATGGGACGTGTTGCTGCAACAGGTATTGTTGTTCCTTTAGAATCAAATGCATCAGATGGTAGTCAATTTCCTTTAGGTATCTTGAATGGAACTGTTGTTGCAGGTGATTCAAAGATTGCTTCAATTTGTGTTTGTGGTGATGTTGATGAAGCATCAGTATTGTTCACAAAAGTTGGTGACACATTGAATACAATTGTTTCTTCAAGAATTTTGCGTGATAGAATCCTTGGTGATACAAAAGGAATCAATTTGATTGCTGCTGTTCAATTGTCAAAATTGGATAACCAATAATTAAATATTAATCAAAACAAAAATTTAAAAATTTAAAAGATGAAAAGTATTTTCACAATTTTAATGACATTCATTGCATCCTTGGTAATTTCAAGCGCATTGTTTGCAGGTCAAAATTTAGGCCTTACATTCGCTGGAATGGTTGGTGTTTCAGTTTTAGCACCACAAAGCATGACAGGATTTGCATTTGAAACAATTTCACCGCTTCAAGCACGTGGAATCTATACAGATACAATGATTGCAATTTTCCGTGAAAGAATTCCAGTAATGAGTTTTTTACGTTCGTTCTTCCCTGCAAGAACAACAATGACTAAATATGTTAGTATTGAAGTTCAACGTGGAACAGAACGTGTTGCTGTTGATGTTATGCGTGGAACAAATGGTAATAGAAACAAAAGTACATTGTCAACAATGAAAACGTTTTTACCTCCATATTTCAACGAATTCTTTTTAGCTAATGAACTTGATGTTTATGACCGTGCAATTGGTTCAACAGATCCACAAGCAATGGTTGATTTTTCACGTGAATCAGCACAAGAATTGGCAAAACTTAGAGATAAGATTGATAGAGCAGTTGAATTGATGTGTGCGCAAATCTTTGAATTTGGAATCATTACACTTGTGAATGGTGATAATGTTGATTTCAAAAGAAAAGCGGCTTCATTAGTTGCAAACGTTGCTGGAAATACTTGGGCAACTGGTACTGTTTCACCTTATGACACATTAAAAGCTGGTGCAAAGTTCTTGCGTGAAACTGGGAAAGTAATGGGTGCAAACTTCAATGTGATTTTGGGTGCAACAGCACTTGACAATTTCTTAAGCAACGCAATTGTTCTTGGAAGAAATGACATTAAGAACTTGACATTGGATCAGATTTCATCACCTGTTAAAAATGCAGTTGGTGCATCATATCACGGACGTGTAACTGCTGGTGCATACACATTTGATTTGTGGACATATCCTGAAGTATATGAAGATGTAAATGGTGCTGTTCAACCATATGTTAATCCAAAAAAAGTTGTAATTCTTCCAGAAACAACAAACTTTGAATTGGCTTATGGATTGATTCCACAATTAATGAATGGTGGTGCGCCTCAAACAGGACAATTCTTGATTAAAGATTTTGTTGATGAACGTGCAATGGCACATGAAGTTCATATCATGTCAGCACCAATTCCAATTCCAGTTGCAATTGATCAGATGTACACTGTTCAAGTGGTTGCATAATCTGAATTGAAATAATTAAATATTGAAAACCACCATTTTAAAATGGTGGTTTTTTTTTATTGTATTCAAAAATCATTATATTTGAGTTCAAAATATTATTAATTAATAAATCAAGTTATGAAATACACCGTTATTGCATTGTCAGTTCAAGGAAAAGGAAAAAAGATTTTCAACGCTGGTGACATTGTTACAGAAGAAAATTTTCCAGAAGGAAATATTCCTGGTTTAATTTCTAGTGGATTCTTGTCTGAAGGTTTTTTAGATGAATCTGAAGAATTGGAATCTGAAGAATTGGAATCCGAAGAATTGGAAGATGCAGTAATTCTAAAAACGGATGTGTTAAATAAAAAACAAATCATTGCCAAATTAAAAGAATTGAGATCAGAAGATGATTCAGTTGTTTTTGATGCAAATGATGATAAACAAACGTTGCTTGACTATTTAAACACATTAGTTTAATGAATCTAGTTGATAGAGCAAAACAGGACATTCAAACAATCACATCAAATTCTTCGGAATTTGGTGTGCCTGTTGTGTTTTTAGCACCTACAAGTGAAACGGTGACAATCAACTGTCTTGAATCAACACACCACACTTCATTTGATTCTACTGGTGAAAAAATAAACTCAAAGCAAGCGCAAATTGCTGTTTCTGAATTATTGCTGATTTCATCAAATTATCCATATATTGATTCAAATGATGAAGTTTCATTCAAAGATCATTTATTAACCTTTGGAGGTAAAACAATGATTGTCAATCAATGGTTTCCTGATAGAACTGCATCGTTAATTGTTTTAATACTTGGTGAATATGAGTAAAATTAACGCCATAATTCCACAATTTAATTTTGATTTAATTGCTGATAGGCTTGCAAGTATTATTGCTATTGAATTGAATTATCAAGTTGCTGTTGATTATGATGATAAAATTGATGCAAAGGTATTCATTGAACGTTCAATTCCAATTGATGCTTCAGAACTTCCAATGGTGAATGTTGCCTTTGCTGGTGCTGATTATGACAATAAAAAGCAAACATCAAAGGATGGTTCATACACGTTTGAAATTGATGCTTACACAAAATCAAAAACTGATGCTTCTGAAATGTCAGATAAAAAAGCCACAAAAACACTTCAAAGAATTCTTGGAATAATAAATTATGTGCTTGAACATCCAGCATATAAAACGCTTGATTTTGCACCAGGCTTTATTGCAACAACACTTGTTCAATCAATAAAGATTCAAGATCCAAAAGGTGCAAAAGATGTTGATTCTGTAAAAATGGGACGAATTTCTTTTGCTGTTCGTGTTTGGGAATCAACAACAGATGAACCAGTTACAAATGTTTTACAATATAATACACAAGTTCAAATTGAAGAATCTGAACAAGGATATTACTATCAGGTGTTAAATACTTGATTTTTTTATTAATTTAGCAAAAAAAAATCTACTTTATGACAACACTAAAAATTAATTGATGCAGTATTTGGATATTATTTTTGCAAGCATACTTGCTATTATAGGCTATTTTTTAAAGGACATTCATTCATCATTTAAAGAACACAAAAAATGTTCTGATCAACAACATTTGCAGTTCAGTGAAGAAGTTGGAAAATTGAAGGGTAAAATTGAAATGGTTCAACAACAAGCAACAAATGACATTAGCAGAATTGAACAATTAACGCAATTGAAATTAGATCAAATATCAAAGGATGTTTCAGAATTAAGTAAATTTTTGCACCAATTCATAAACGCTAAGCCATGAGTTTTATCACCAACATAATTCATGATACTTTAAAAAAAGAAGTAAACGGAACTGTTCAGTGGAATAGCCTTCGAATCATGCGTTTTGTAGGTTTCAATTTGTGCATGTTCATTTTTATGGGTGATTATTTCATGCATGGTTTCAGACTTGAATCTTGGCTTACTGTAATTGGATTTGCATTTGGAACTAGACTTATTGATGCTGGTTCAAAGAAATTAGAAAAATAAATTATTCACCTCATCAGTTAAAGCATTTTAACCCCTACGGGTCGAAAGAAAATTTATTTTCTGAAATAGAAAACAATCATTTTTCTTTCTTTTAAAATGCGAAGACCGACAAATTTAAACAAAAAAACCAAAGCTAAGTTACATAATATGCGTTATAAAACTGAAAAAGCCTTATAACGAAATTTTATGTAAAATAGCCACACTCGAATTATACTAATTCGTTTCTTATTGATTAAACTTTTAAAAAAAAAAATATGATAATTTATAGAATTATAAGAAGGTTTTTTTGTGTAATTTTTTGGAGTATTGTATTTAAACGATTTTTAGATTTTCGAACATTTGCGGTATATCATAAAGGTCGTCATTATATGTTTCCAATAAATCTTCATTACCTAGAAGAGTAACTAAAATACAACTTGTTCTTGCTATATAATCAATTTCTATATTTGAATATTCAGGATTTGTTTTCTTTAATTGATTAACTGCTTGTTTAAATTGCTTAAAAAATTTTATATTTAATTCGTAATGCTTCATTGTTAATTTACTTACACATTTTTCGTTTATCTACCTTATAAATCTACTTTTTTCTCATGCTTCGAAAACAGATTTATGCAGTAGAGCATTTGTCGGTCTTTTGACGTACATATTTAAAAAACCATATTTAAAATATTTTTTGTAAGTTTGAAATATGAAACTAAAAATCTGATTAAATGAAATCACCATTCAAATTCAAATTAAAAAATGGAATGATCCTTGATTTGAGGGTTATAATAACTTTTGTTCTTAGCGCTGTTTTAACTGGGTTTCTTTTTGCATGCCTTATAAGTTGTTCAAGTCAACAATACCACTATGATAAATTCATTCAGAAGGGTGGAAAAATCAATTGTGACAATGATACGATATGGAAAAAAGATACAACCTATCTTGAAGGCAAAATGATAATTGATTCATTTCCTATTCCATGTGATTGTTCAAAAGCAGAAATCAAACCTTCAAATAGAGAGGTGCGAAGAATGGACAAACAAGAACGTGCATATTGGAAAACAATTGAACGCCAATTAAAAATAAAAGGCAAAAATACTGAAGATTCATTGAAACAGATTGTTAAAATTGAAAGACAAAATGTAAAAAATGAACGCCAAAAAACAAAACAGATTAAAAGTGACAATCATCAAGCATCCGTTCAAATAAGACAATTAACAAAACAAATTAGATCAGAAAACAAAAACGGATGGATTAATTTAATAAAATGGATTTTAATCCTGGCAATTATTTTATTTGTCATGTATGTGATTTATAGAATCATCCGTGTAATTCCTAAATAGTAACTAATAAATAAACCATATAAAACGAAAAAAATAAACCATATGAAACAACCAACGTTACAAGAAATCAAAGATTCTTTACTGAAAAACAGAATGACTGTTTTCAACCAGCCTTATTCTGTGAATTTAGGTGGAATTAGAACTGTTGACAATGCGGCAAACACATTCAATGATTGGCTATTTGCTTTTTATTATGATTCAAATCAAGTAATTCAAGGTATTGTTGTTCCTGGAACAACTGATGCTGGTGTTTATTACCGTGAACACCCAATGAACAAACAAGGTGTTGCAATTATTCAACACAATGTTCAACATTTTGGTGCGTATCAATTGCAAGATCCGATAAAGCATAAAGGGCAATTAGGACACAATAAAAGAAAAGCATTCAGGCAAGTGAAATCAATGCTTTATTGGCGTGATAACGATCTTGATAGAACACTTGATTTTGAAGGTAAAACATATAATGAAATTGCATACACCAATGGACATTACATGGGGACTGTTGGAAATCAAGTCAACAATTGGTCTGCTGGATGTTGGGGTGCAACTGAAGCAAACATGAATAAATTATTTGCAATTGGTGATATTCAGATAAGCAAATTAAAATCTGATTATTTTTCATTCTCATTGATCCATGAAAACAATTTTTAAAACAATAAAATAATCATTCTACCCAAATGTTATTTTTTAAACCAGCACCATTGATTTGAATGCTGGTTTTTTTATACATAAAAAAAACCATTCATTTCTGAATGGTTCTTTTTTACGTCTGGCAAACATAAATTGTAACGACAAAATTACAATCAAATATAATTATTTAAATTGATTATTCTATTTCTTCATTCATAATTGTTGCATTCACTTCAATTATTGAATCAGGTGCATTGTTAGCATTGTCAGGATATTGAATTGAACCATCATCAGAAATCACACCTTGATCAGCTTCAATTGATTTTTGCATTTCAAGTGACATTGGCCCATATTTTGAAATCAATCTTTTGATAACGGTCTTTGAACACATGCCATTGAAGTTGGTTTGCCATGTTCCGTTTGCATTATCAAATGTTTTTGAGAACTTTTTACCATGCACTTTCAGTTCATCTGTTGACATGAATATTGTTTTTTCAAATCCATTCTTCAATTTGAAGTATGCAGCAAAACCAACTATTTCACCATTTGATGGTTTGTCAAAATCAAATACATATCCAGTCAATGGATTATTTGACACTAATTGTCCATTGTATATTGGTGATTCACCAATTGTTGTGTATTCACCAGATCTAATTGCAAGCTGAATCAATCCTTTGGCGCTAACTTGAAATTGTGCAACTGTTTTTTTTACCCATTGTCCATTAACATTTGTTGATTGATTGTAAGGAACAATCCATGCATGGCCAATATTATTATTGATTGGTAAATTCAAAACGGCTGCCATTGCAGCAGCTTGAAACACGCTTGATGGTTCTGCATTAACCAACATTGGATTTGAACTGACAACTTGCATTACTGATGTAATGTAGTTAGTTGAATTTTGTCCTAATAGTTCATTGAATTTTTCCAATACTTTTGGTGAATTCATAAAATCTTTGATTGGATTTTTTGATACTTCTAAATTTGTACTCATGGTTTATTTATTTTGGTTGTTATTAAAAAATATTTAAGGGTTTCACGTCATTGCCATATCCATTCCAGATACCTGTTTTTTTCGCTTCTGAATAACTTTGAAGGTCCTGAATGTATATTTCCCTTCCAGCGGCCATTGTGTCATTGTCAGCGTAAAACAAGTTGATCAAATATGGTGGATTTTTTTCAACAGCCACAAACATAAATGAATCAGGATTCATTCCATTGTGCAACAAGCCTTCAAAATAGAATGGTGCTTGAATGTTGTATCTGAATTTTCTTGCATCTTTTCTGAATGCTTCAGTTGATGCATCTTCTGTTGATTTAAGGTCAATCACTATTCTTTTGAAGGTATTATATACATCTGGCTTTATTTTGCATTTAACGCCTGTTTCTGGATTAACCCAATAAAAAGGATGTTCAATCAAACAATTGTATGGATTCAATAATTCTTGCAACAATGGATTGTTCTTAATTGAATTTGCCATTCCTTCAATCTTGATGTAATTTTCAAGTGATAACGGAAATTTTCCTTTATTACTTTCAAGAAACATTTTTTTTGCCATTCTTGAACCAATACCACTGAATTTTGGTGAAATAATAAATTGATCAGCAAACAAATGATTTTCCAATACAAATGTGTGAAATGCACTACCAAAAATTAATGCATCTGACTTTTCTTCATCATATTCGTTTGATTGTTTTACATTCAAGTATTTATATTCATAATGTGCTGGTGCTTTATGAACCAGTTTTAATCCTGAATTTGAAATTTCTTCAATGGATTGGTGGTATAATCTGTTTTCATCCATTACTTGGTGTTTTTATGTTTAAACAAACTGAATAATGAACGCTTGAATTGCTCAAGCCTAAAATCATACATTACAAACGCACCTTGTAATGTGTTTTTTAATTCGTGTCTATACTTAAATTCAATAAATGGTTTTTTCATATCTGTAAATATTTTTCACAAACATACATAAAAAATAATTAAAAATAAATACACAAATAAAAATAATTTATGTGTATGTTTGCAGAAACAATTTTAAAAACATGACAGCATACGAAGAAATAAAAGAAAAGTGTGAACAACTAGATATTTCAATTTCTAGTGTTTGCAAAGAAGCATCAGTTGATAGACAGCTGGTTGAACGCTGGAAAAAACAAGATCCAAAATCAATTGTTATTTACAACAAGTTAATTGGAATCTTGAATGATAAACAACAAGAAATAAACCAATAAATAAATCATATGTATAAAACAACCCTAACAGGCAACATTGGAAATGATGCTGAAGTAAAATCATTTGAAAATGGACAGTCGGTCATTACATTTTCAGTTGCACACACCGAAAAATGGAAAGACAAACAAGGTGTTCAACAAGAAAAAACAGAATGGATCAGATGCCAAATGTGGAAACCATCAGATAAATTGACTATTGCGCAATATCTGAAAAAAGGCACTAAGTTATTAATTGAAGGACGTGTTTCTGCTAGTTCGTGGATTGATAATTCAACAGGAACGCCAATTGCAAAATCACAAGTGGAATTGAATGTTTCAAATCTCGAATTTATGTCAACACCACAAGCTGCAACAGCACCAGTTCAAACACAACAGGCTGTTGCACAACCAGTACAAGCACAACCAGCACAAACGATTGCACAACCAGCTGTTGCGGATGTGAACAACCCTAATATGGATTTACCCTTTTAATTCAAAATAAACAATGCTAAGAGATTACCAAGAAACCACAGTTAATGAAGTTCGTAATGCATACATTGAAAAACACAACACGCCACTTGTTGTGCTTCCAACAGGCGCTGGAAAAACGGTGGTTTTTTGCCATATAGCACAAACATCTGTTGGGCGTGGAAAACGTGTTTTAATTCTTGTTCACCGTGTTGAATTATTGCGCCAAACATCAGCAAAATTAAATGAAAATGGTGTGAATCATGGATTGATAAATCCAAGGTTTACACCAAATTTAAATGCTTCAGTTCAGGTTGCATCAGTTCAAACATTAGTAAATAGATTAAGTAAAATAAATGCACCTGATCTGATAATAATTGACGAAGCACATCATTCAACAGCTGGAAGCTGGAATAAAATAATTAATTTTTTCCCAAACGCAAAGATTCTTGGAGTGACTGCAACACCATGTAGATCTGATGGAACTGGACTTGGAAACATTTTTGATAAATTAATCATTGGACCACAAATTGCAGAATTGATTAGGCGTGGATTCCTTGTTAAACCAATCGTTTATGCACCAGCAACACGTGTTGATTTGAAAAGTATTAAAATCACACGTGGTGATTATGACAAAGATCAAATTGCACAATTGATTGATAAACCTAGAATCACTGGTGATGCTGTTTCGCACTACATACGCATTGCTGATGGAATGCCTGCTGTTGTATTCTGTATTTCAGTGATGCATGCACAACATGTTGCTGAAGAATTTCGTTCACGTGGATATAAGGCGTTTTCAGTTGATGGCGCAATGGATGATGCTATTCGTGAAAAACTATTATCAGGACTTGGTGATGGATCTGTTGATATTATCACATCATGTGATTTGATTTCTGAAGGAACTGACATTCCTGCAATTGGGTGTGCCATTTTATTACGTCCAACAATGTCCACTGGTTTATATTTACAACAAGTTGGACGTGCTTTGAGGTTGTCAGAAGGAAAAACCAAGGCAATCATATTGGATCATGTTGGAAATACACTAATACATGGAATGCCAGACATGGTTCGTGAATGGTCACTTGAAGGTTCAAAGAAAACAAAAAAATCAATTTCTGAAACTGGAATAAGGGTTTTACAATGTTCTTCATGTTTTGCAATGTTTGAACCAAACCAAGGAAATACATGTGATGTTTGCGGTGAACCAATGAAACTTTCAGCACGTGAAATTGAGCAAATTGAAGGTGAATTGATTAAGTTATCTGATGAAGAAATTGTCATTCAGAAAAAAGAAAAACAGGATCAAGTCCGAAAAGCAAGAACGCTTGAGGAATTATTGAAAATTCAAAAGGAAAATGGATATAAATATGGGTGGGCACAACACATGTTTAATGCTAGAAACAAGAAAATGTTGCAAATTGAAACGCCTGCCAGAAAAGAAGAACTGATTGATTTAAACGAAGAAATTTTATAAATCTTAACACACAATTATAAACTAAAAACAACGACAAAATGTACTTATTTTGTGATACTGAAACAAATGGATTGCCTAAAAATTGGAATGCATCAGCAACAGATGTTGATAATTGGCCACGAATAATACAAATTGCATTCATTGTTTGTGATGCAAATATGAATGTGATTGAAGAATATAAACAATTGATAAAACCTGATAACTGGGTTATTCCAGTTGATAAATTTTGGATTGATAATGGCTATTTAACAGCCACAAATCAATTGCTTGGAATGCCTGCTGCTGATGTTCTGAATAATAAATTTTTAACTGCTATATCAAATTGCAAATACATGATTGCGCACAACATGGCATTTGATAAACCTGTTATTAGTGCTGAATTAATCAGATACGGTTTAAAATCAGAACACAAGCCAATTCCAATTTGCACAATGAAATCAGCTAATTCATGGGTTGGTGCTAAAAATGCACGTGGTGGCGCAAAATGGCCAAAATTATCCGAATTACACATTAAATGTTTTGGTTTTGATTTTGATGGGGCGCATGATGCACTTGCTGATGTACGTGCAACAATGAGGTGTTTTAAATATATGTTGGAAAATAATATTATTGATGAATGGAAATCATAAATTAAATACTATATTCACACCCCACAAAAACCACAACAAAATGAATAAAATTTCAATAAACACTTCAGAAACAAATATTCTCAAAATTTTAATGCTGAAACTTTCTAAATGTGGCGTTGTCATATTTCGAAACAATGTTGGAACAGGATGGATTGGAAAAGTTCACCGTGTTACAAAACCAGTGCTTGTTCATATTAATAACGCACCAATTTATTTAAGTCCTGGTGATATTGTCATAAAAGATCCACGCCCATTGAATGCTGGATTGTTTAATGGTTCATCTGATTTAATTGGATGGAAAACAATTGAAGTGACACCAGAAATGGTTGGTAAAAAATTAGCTGTGTTTACTTCAATTGAAGGTAAAAAACACAATGGAAGAATTTCACCAACACAAGCTGTTTGGATTCAAAATGTTAGAAATGCTGGTGGAATTGCTGGTGTTGCAAGAACTGATGATGAAGCTGAAATGCTGGTGAATAAATTCTTAACTGATGTAAAATCATAAATCATGAATGACATCAAACGCTTAAAAGATGATTCATCAATTGTTGATGTAATTTCAAACTATGTTCATCTTGAAAAACAAGGAATCCATCACAAGGGATTGTGTCCTTTTCATGAAGATACAAAACCAACATTGACTGTTACAGAATCAAAAAAGAAATATAAATGTTTTGCATGCGGATCAGGTGGTGATCAGTTTGATTTTCTTGCTGCAATGGGACGCACAATGCCTGAAGCAATTGAAGAAATAAAACTTGGAATGGGCGTTTTGGATATTAATCCAATAAAAATAAATGTTCCAAAGAAAACAGAAACAATCTGGACTGTGAAATATCCATTTCCTGAATTGAATGATTTTAAGCATTACAAATACGGTTCACCAACCAACGTATGGACGTATAATGATACTGAAGGAAATGCACTTCAGCACGTTTGTAGATTTGATTTTGAAGATGGCTCAAAACAGGTGCTTCCATTGATTTGGGCGCAAAATGAAACAACGTGTGATTGGCGCTGGATGGCACTTGAAAAACCAAGGCCAATATATAATTTGGATTTATTAAATAAATTTCCATATGCTTCAATACTTGTTGTTGAAGGTGAAAAAACAGCACAACATGGACAAGAACATATTGATCCATCCAAAGTGATTGTTACAACGTGGATTGGTGGTGCAAATGGAATAAAGAATGTTGATTGGTCCCCTTTAAAAGATAGAAGAATCATTTATTGTCCAGATCATGATACAAAACAACGTTATGGTGATTCACACAAATCAGCTGGTAAATTAAAACCGTGGTATGAACAACCAGGAAACCATGCAATGCTTGAAATCAACAAATTAATTTCAACTGAATATAGTATAAATGATTCCAGATGGGTTAATGTTCCAAATACATTTGATGATAAATGGGACATTGCAGATAAGAATTGGAATAATGAAGAATTGCTTCAATTCATTTATGGAAATATTTCTGATGTTCCTGTGATAAATATTGAAGATCAGCAATCAGATGATAATTTAAAACCATTTGTTGCACCAATTATCATTTCTGAACATCATGATGAAACACCTACAAAAATTCACGGAACTGATAATGATGGAAAAATTAATGTTTTTGAAAATGATCATTTCAGATTCCTTGGATATGATAAGGATGAAAATGGAAAATTAACTTATTTCTTCTTTTCGTTTGATGCAAAAACAGTCATTAAATTAGCACCATCATCAATGACAAAATCAAATCTGATGATGCTTGGTCCAATTAATTGGTGGGAAAATTTTTTCCCTGGAAGAACTGGATTAAATATTGATGCAGCACAACAGTATTTAATTTCATATTCACATACGTGTGGAATCTTCAAGGAAAAATCTATTCGTGGACGTGGTGCTTGGATTGATAATAAACGTTTTGTTGTGCATACAGGAAACACACTTATTGTTGATGGTGAATTCATACCATTAAGAAAATTTGAATCAAAGTATGTATATGAAATAAATGATCAGTTAGATTTTTCTATTGGACAAAAAATGTCCAAATCAAATGGAAGAAAAGTTATTGATATGATTTCATCTTTACGATGGGAACGTGAAGTAAACGCATATTTATTGGCAGGCTGGTGTGTTATTTCACCATTCTGTGGTGTTTTACCTTGGCGGCCACATATTTGGGTTACTGGCCCAGCTGGATCAGGAAAATCATGGACAATGGAACATGTTGTAAAAAAATTAGTTGGTGAAATTGGTGTTGTGATGCAAGGAAAAACAACTGAAGCATATGTTCGTGGAAAACTTCAAAATGATGCATTACCAGTTCTATTTGATGAATCTGATGTTGATTCACACAATGACAAGGAGCGTGTTCAATCTGTTTTATCATTGGCTAGATCTTCTAGTTATGGAAATGGTGGTGTTGTTGGTAAAGGAACACAATCTGGTGGTTCAAAGGAATATCAAATTAGATCATGTTTTGCATTTTCATCAATTGGTGTACAGTTGAATCAGCAATCTGATAGATCAAGATTCACAATGCTTGGATTACGTTCATTTGAAGGTTTTAAAAGTGATTCAGATTTTGCAGCGTTTCATGATCAATGGAATTCAATTGTAACTGATGATTTGGTTAAATCACTTCATTCAAGAACAATGTTTTTGCTTCCAACTATATTAAAGAACATGAAAACATTTACTGATGCAGTAACACAAGTAATTGGAAATAGAAGAATTGGTGATCAAGTTGGTGGAATGCTTGCTGGTGCTTACAGTTTGATTTCAAATAGTGAAATAACATTATCAGATGCCATTGAATGGGTTAAACAACGTGATTGGAATGAAGAACAGTCACTAGAACAAACCAAAGATGAATATCAATTGTTTGGGCGTATAATGTCACAAGTAACGTTTGTTGATTCACAATTTGGGCGTGTTGATAGAACAATTGGTGAACTTGTTTCACTTGCAGCCAATAGATCTTCAGAAGTTGGAATATCATTTGATACAGCCAATGCAAGACTTAGAAGATTTGGACTTATAATCACAAATGAAAAAATAATTATTTCCAATTCATCACCCGAAATATTAAACATCATTAAGGATTCTTCATGGTCCCGAAATTATAACAAGATTCTTGAAAGATTACCTTCAAGTGAAAAGATGGAATCAAGGACATTCACACCAGGATTAAAATCAAGGGGTGTTGCACTTCCAATTTCGTTAATATTTGATTAAATCCGTAAATAAAAACAACCTAATGAAATAAATTTTAATTTTCAAACGGTTTATTTTGTGTGGTTGATTCCAAAGAAGATGTGCGCCTGTTATGGGTGTGCATCTTTTTTTTTGCGTAAAAAATATATTTTTTAATATTTTTTAGTATTAATGTTTTGTTTATTCTTTTTTATGTATATATTTGTCAAACAGAAACCAATTAAAAAATAGATGTCATGCAGGAAAACACATTTCAATCATTTTCAAAAAACACATCAAGACTTAAAAAATGGTGGATCACCAAGGTTCTTGATGATAAAAAAAACATCATTGAATCAGGTTCATTCAACCAAGATTTATATGATAAGTTCAAACAAATAGTAAATACACCTGTTTGTTATGTCAAAAAATGAAAACAGATTCAAAAGAAAATCAATTACCATTGAAATTGAATTCAACTATTTAAAGGATTTAACCATTGTATTTGATGAAATAAAAAAACAATTGAAATATGGTGAAAATTACGGAAGATTAAAAATTGAAGAATCATTTACTGAATACAATCTTCAATACAATAAGATTCCAGACTATACAGAAGAAAAAATAAACGGTGCATGGTGCATGGTTATAAAATCAAAAATCAAATAAAATGAACTTACAGAAAAAAAAGAAACAAATGCTTGATGCAATTGAATTAATTGATAGAGCGGTTCAATATTCAGAAGATATTGAAAATAATACACGTGTGAAGCAACTTGAAAAAAGTGCAATTATTCTGATTGAAGAAATTGGAAAAAATGAATTCTTTGAAAGTGATTATCAAACAATCATTAATCAGTTGAATGAATTTGTAAAAGCAATTGAAACTGGAAACAATGAACAAGTTCTTGCAAAAATTGGATTGCTATGTAATGAATCAAAAGTTATTTTAGGTGAAATAAATCGAAGAAACGGAAATTAATATGAATCATTTAAAAGAACTATTTGATCAAAACTTCAAAAAAGCAATGATTGTCAATAATCCTGAAAGATTCAAAAGACGTTATAAAACACTGTATTATGATGTGATCATTCCAACGCTTGAATTTGCATACAATGAAACCCAAAATAATAAAGGGCAACTAATTGAAGTTGTAAGGAATTCAAGAACATTGGCTGCTGATATTGCATCAACTGAAAAGGCACTTGAAATTTGGAAACATGAATTCCTTCAGAGATTTGGAACTGACAATATTTCAGAAGTAATGAAAAAAATTGATAACCTTCAAGAAAACAATGAATCTTACAGGAAACTAGCAAGGCGATATTTATCAGAACAATCAAATAATAAGTAAATAATAAAATAAACCATGGCAAAAACAACCATCGCAGAACCAGTTGTGAAAACAACAGAAAAAACACCAGTTATCATAACTACTGAAACATTTGAAGATCCAGCATTGAATCAGCTGAATGACTATTTACTGACAACAGATCAAGTGATTGATCAAGCAAAGAATTCAATGGTAATGGATTCAATTGGATCTGATGAAAAACTGAATCAGTTCATTGAATCATATTCATCATTGATTATTTCAGGAATTGAGGACATGACAACGTATAAAGTTGTTTCATCTGCAATTTCAGAAGTTAAAAAAATGCGCACAAATCTTGAAAAGAAACGAAAAGAATTAACAGCACCAGCACTTAGATTTCAAAAGGCCTTAATTGATGTTGAAAATTCATATTCACCAAGGTTGAAGGAACTAGAAGAAAAATTGAAAGCTGAAAAAACACGCATTGATGATGCAAAAGAAGCAGCCAAAAAAGTTCTTTACAATGAACGGGTTAATAAATTGGTTGCAGCTGGTTATGAACTTGCAAGCGGATTTTTCATCTGTGGTGCATTTCAAGTTCCAACAACTGAAATAACAGAATTTACAGATGATGAAATTCAATTCTATATCCTTGAAGGTACAAAAGAACTTGAAAGAAGAAAAGCAGAACAATTGCGAAAAGATGAACAGGAACGTTTCTTGAAAGAACAACGTGAAGCAATTGAAAATGAAAAACGTGAACTTGCAGAATTGAAAGCTGAAATGATTCAGATGAAATCTGATATATTGAAGGAACGTGAAGAAATCCAGGCGCAAAAAACAGCACTTGAACACACATATGAAAAAACTGCTGAACAACCAGTTGAAACAGTTGCAGAACAACCAGCAATGAATCCAAATCCAATTGAAGGTGTTTCACCAACGATTGAACAACCAATTAAAATGTTCGAACAACCAAAACCACCAATTCAAAGCACATCAGAAAAGATTGCTGCATTAAATATTCAACCTGTTGTTATTCCAACTGATGTTCCAATTACTGTTTCAGAAGAATTCAAGCGTGGGTTTGATTACTGTAAAACTGAAGTATGTAATATCTTGAAAACTAGATCTGATTTAAAATCTAGAGCAGAATTTATTGAAGCAATCAACATGTTGGGTTAATGAAAGCAACAACAAAAATCATCATAATATTGACATATGCCTTGTATGTGTCAATATTTGTTTTCTTCATATTTATGTGTATAACATACGGAAATAGAAAACAATCAAAAATTCAAACACCTGAAACATTTTATTATGTAAAACCAGTTACAATAACTGATTCAAACAGGATTGATTATGATTGGGTTAATGATAATGAATTGCATGTGAATAAACGTAGTGTTTATGATTATATGATTAATTGCCACTAACGGATGGTGCTATGAGAAGTAGCGGATTGATAAAAACTAAACTTTAAGTTTATGACTGATTTTAAAAATACACCTGAACTTTCAGAAAACACCGAAACCGCTATTTCTTATAGCACGTGTTATGCCTCGTTTTTATACGTTGTTTTGTTTTCTGGGGGTCGTACTTCCGCATTTTTAGCAAAGTATATGAAAGAACACCCACATTATAAAAACTGCATTTTTGTTTTTATGAATACTGGAAAAGAACGTGAAGAAACTTTGCAATTTGCTGATAAATGCGATAAAGAATTTGGATTGAATTTAGTTTATTTAGAGGCATTAGTAAATAATGAAAAAGGGAAAGGAACAACTTATACAATAGTTGACTTTGAAACTGCATCAAGAAATGGAGAACCATTTGAATCTATGTTAAAAAAATATCCTTTACCTAATAATATGGCTTCTAATTGCACAAGAGAATTGAAACAAAGACCTATTGATGCTTATTTGCGTGATAATTACAAAGATTTTGATATTATTAAAGTAGTAGGAATTAGAGCAGATGAAGCACATCGAAAAAGCGTAAATGCTGAAATTGAAAAAGTGATTTATCCTTTATGTGATGAAGTGAAAATTGATAGTCGATTTATTTGTAATTGGTGGGAAAAGCAAAGTTTTGATTTAGGATTAAAAGACTATCAAGGTAATTGTGATTTATGCTTTAAAAAGTCATTAAAAAAAAGATTGACAATTATAAAAGAAAATCCTGAAAGTGCTAAATGGTGGCTTGAAATGGAACAAAAATATAGTTCCGAAGAAATACCAAGATTTGATTTAAGAACGAATAAAAGCATTGAAGAATTAGTAGAAATGGCACAAAGACCATTTACTAAAGCACAAGATTTACACGAACTTTCACAACAACAATGTGATTTATTTGAATTTGAAACGGATTGTTTCTGCAAGGCTTCTTAAAATGAGGCATAACTACTTGCTAACAGAACATTTAATAACACGAAACCATGCGTATTACCTTAGATTTATATTGCAAATACCGATTAAATTTTGCTACTAATTATGTTTTCACAACAGAACCAAAATTATTAATAAACACAAAGTCAGGTAGGGTTATAAAGCAAATAATGAAAGGCAGTACAATAGGCTATATTGTTAATAGTAAATTCTATTCGTTAACCAAGTTGCGTGAACACTTGGAATTGATACCAATCAAAGAAAATTTACCTTTTTAAAATAATTTAATATGAATATTCCAACACAACACCCAAACGCATTAACACAGCAGGATTTCGAGCCTACTGAAAAACCGTATTCAGTACGAAGAAAAAAAACACATAAAGGTAAAGTTGCACCAATAAATACGGTTTATTTAACCGTTTCATTTAAACGTTTCTTTGGCACTCAAACAACCAAATATGAAAGCACACAACACATCAAAGGTGGACTTTCTAAGGAACAAGAAACAATGATTGGTGAAATGATGTACAATTCATTATTAACCAAATACAAATTATCAAGATAGTTATGGTAAAAAGAACATATTTCACCAAACAAGATATGATTGATTTTGGAAAATTTATTGTTTCAGATGCCAGGCGTGGAATAAAGCAACGTGAAGCACGCAAATCATTTGATGAAGGAATAATCAATTCACTTGGTTGGGCTGCTGCTGAAAGGTTTGTTTGTGAAAAGGATCTGGAACTATGGAAACAACAGAAGCAATGAGTAGATACTGGACCACGCAAGAAGATGGCTTCATTAAGGACAATTTCCAAACAATGAATTGCACTGATATTTCTATTTCAATTAACAGAACCAAAAGTGCTGTTAAAAATAGAGTGCATATATTAGGGTTGTATATTGATAGAACAAATTTGACACCTGAAAGATTAGGACAATATCCAAAAGGAAATGTTCCATTAAACAAAGGTGTTAAAATGTCACCTGAATTATATGAAAAGGCAAAACGTACAATGTTCAAAAAAGGAAATAAACCACACAACACAAGAATCAAAGGTGAATTTTCTGATCGTCTAGATAATACAGGAAAATTATACAGGTATATCAAAATAAAAGATTCACACTGGCAATTATACCACCGTTATGTTTGGGAACAGATTAACGGCAAAGTACCAAAAGGACATGTTGTTGCATTCTTTGATGGTAACACGCTAAATTGTGTTATTGAAAATTTAAAACTGATTACACGTGCTGATAATGCAATTAGAAATTCAATTTATCAATATCCAAAAGAAGTTCAAGAATTAATAAAATTAAAAAACAAACTAAAAAAACAATGCGATGCACATCAACCATAATTTACCACCACTAAAAACGCCAATCAAGCGTATTTCAGATGGAAAAACAATAATCATTAATTCAATGGTTCATTATCCAGGAACAGAACAATATGCAGTTGAAGTGATTGAAGGATTTGGGGCGTTTGCCAAAACCGAAAGATTCACAATCAGTGAACATGCGCTGGATGATTTTAATTCACAATTTAATATAAACGTAAAAAAACAACAAATTATTATGGAAACAAATAACACTGAAGTGCTGGAACAGAATAAAGATAATTTCAATGAAGTTAGATCAATCCTATTTGATACAATGCGAGGACTGAAAGATGGATCAGTTAAACCGGATGTTGCAAAACAAATATCAGAAACAGCACAAACAATTATAAATACCGTGAAAGTTGAACTTGATTTTGTGAAAATGTCTGGTGGACGTGACAAACCAAGAATGCTGTCTTGATGCGCTGCTGGTCCATGCTTGGAAAATGTATTATAGCAATCATTTTTCTAATTATTTACAGTCTTATGTAACAAAAAAAATCCTGACTATCAATCAGGATTTTTTTATTTAATCAATTATCTGGTCCATCATATCAATTTCATAATAATCTTCTGAAATATCATCATCATCATCATCATTATCATCAAACAAAACTGGTGATCCATCAAAATCTTCTGGATCATCTTCCATTGTAGGTTCATCATCAACCTGATATTCTGGTACTTCATGTTTTAAATCCTTTTCATGCGAAACAGGAATAATTTCACGCCTTACAACCTTATCCATCATTATTTTGTTTTCATCAAGCCTTTGAAGGTTATACAATGTGTATTCATCTTCAGTGATTGATTCCTTTGCAATGATTTTCTTTACATCCTTAAACAGTGTAATTCCATTTTCAGTTTTAACAACACGGAACACATCATTGTTCATTTTATTGAATTTTGATACAACACATCTTATTGTTGATTCTTTACCATTTATGATTGGTTGCTTTCCTGTATGTTGGTTGTAACCACTCCAATCATTTATTTGCTTTAAAATTGATTCAGTTGTGTTCATGTATTTTCTGTTATTTGTTTTGGTAACTTTTGTGAATTCATTAGTTAATTTTTCAAAACTGAATTGCCCTTCAATTTTTTCCAATTCTTGTTTTGCACTATAAATGTCTTTATTGACAATTATTGATGATCCTTTTTTCATTATTTTAATTAGTTCTATTTCCATAATAAGTAAATTAAATTATAATTTTATTATTTTTCATCAAATATAACTATAATTATCAAACCCTAGATATTGTTTTCAAAATAAAATAAATATGAACTGTAAATATTTACAAAAAATACATAGCTTTTGTATAAAACAGATTAATTAATTATTTACAATACAACAAAAACTACTTATTTATACCAATATTCTACACAATAAACCATAAAAACCACTTAAAAACACTAAAATATTATACTACATACCCTAAAAACTACTTATTTATTATAAATATTTATTACTCTAGATTTACAAAACGACTAAAAAACAGGGTTTACAACAAAATTTTGTTGCTAAGCAACGGTTGTTGCAACACGGAAACCCTTGCTATCACTCGATTGCAACAAAACAACACAAATTCCAACATATAGCTATATATATAGAGAGTATAATAAAAATAATCATCAACAAAAATACACCTCTCTTATATTATATATATTTATATTTATATGTAGTAATGTAGTAATTAAGACGTGAACGCCCATTTTTAAAGGGCTGGAGGGTTGCAACAAAATCAAAATAAAATGTAGTAATTACAACAAAACGACTTAATGTATTGATAATCAGCATGTAAAAATGTTGCAACTGTTGTTGTGATGATGTAGTACATGAATGAATGATGATGTGTGTGTCTATGTGTGGATGTATGGATGATGATGTGACACACTGATGATGATGTATGTGTTAAGCCTTCAATTACACACAGTGAAAGATTGGTTTGAATGATTGAATGGTGACACGTAACGAATGATAATGATACTTAATGTGTAATGTGATGTAATAAAGTATTTGAGTGCCTTAAATCGAGCGAATGAATGGTAAGCACATGAGGTGTCAATAATATTTATTCTTATTTATGTACACACGGCTGTTTATTTAATGTTTATCCATAAGGTGTTAAACATAAGGTGTTAAACATAAGGTACTACCAGCGTTTTCAAGGCTTTGCGCAATAAATGCGAAGC